TTTGATTATCAGTAGTCAGACACAAGTGGACAATAGTAATAAACAAAGCTTTGCTTTTAATGTTACTATCCAATTTGACATAGTTTATAGGACTTTTAAAGCAGGGGAAGTAGGGCAGAAAACTGTTGATACTTATGCAAATGAGTTATTAGGAATAGTAGGTGTTAGACCACCAAGTTATCCTAATACTGCACCTGACTTTAAAATAGTGACTTGTAAGATTGGTGGTAATATTGCTACCTTTGACTATGTGGATGAGGCATATGTGTTTAGAAGAGTGATAACAATGGATCATTTCGTGAATCAATTAACATAAAAGAAAAATAAAATAAAATGGCAACAACAAGTGTATTTAACGGAACTTCATTAGTAGTTCTAATTGGAACTGAAGTAATAGCATTTGCGACTTCATGTTCTTTAAGCATTGCAATAGATGCTCCTGATGCTTCTACTAAACAAAGTTTAGGATGGGCTGATGAAATCGGTGGACAAAAATCTTGGTCTTTAACAACTGATGGTTTAGCTACAGTAGTACCTGGTGCAGTTGCTACTTATATAAGCACAACTGAATTATCTAATTTAGCAATCGCTAGAACTGCGGTTACCGTTAAATTTACTACAGTAAATAATGATACAGTTGGTGGTGTAACTCCAGTTTTAGGTGATACTATTTATTCAGGTTCAGCGTTTATTGAGAGTGTAGATATGACTGCTGATATGGAGAATCCAGTTACTTACTCAGTTTCTTTCAAAGGAACAGGGCCATTAACTATCGGAACCAACGCATAGTAAAAACAAACCAAAAAAACCAAACATATGAGAGGACAATTTGAATTAACTCTTTCCGATGGAAAGAAGATACCGATGCGTTTTTGTACTTGGAGTCTTAAAAGATTCTGTCAATTACAAGGGATAGGGCCTTCTGATATTGGAGAAGCTTTAAGTGGCAAAGATACACTTGACGCTATTGTTAACTTACTAAAATCGGCTGCTGAATATCCATTATATTCACAAGGAATTACTCCAACGTTTACAGAAATGGAGGTATGTGATTGGATAGATGATATTGGAGGAATGGGTGGTAAAAAGTTCCAAGATGTAATGGCGGCACTTTCAGAAAGTATGAATAGCGGTATAGAAGATAAGCCAACAAAGTCAAGTAAAAAAGATGGAGTAAAAAAAAATTAGAGTGGATTGACATAGAAAGATATACAATGGGGGAGTGCAAAGTGCTTCCCCATTTGTTTTGGGAGATGACCATGGCTGAATTAGATTTTGTGTGGTATGGGTATAGGCACGAAGAGGAACAGAAGTGGATTAGAACTAGATGGCAAACAACTCTACTAATTAATATTCAGCTACCTAAAGGTAAGAAGGTTAAGCCACAAGAGCTTATTGAATTAGACTGCGATACTCGTAACTTTGTGAAGCAAAGAGTAATGACAGAAGAAGAGTTAAAACAAGTTCTAGAAAAATATAAAATCGTTAAACCGACAATATAATGGCAGATAATCAAATGGTTAAGATAGTCTTTGACTTTGATCTAGGGAATGTTCCTGCATCAGCAAAGAAACTTAGCCAATATTTAAAGGATAATAGTTTAGATTTAAAGTTTACCAAGGCAAGTGTGGATGGTTTATCTGCTAGTTTAGGGCAACTTTCTACCCAACAAAACAAAGCAGGGAATTCGGTTAAAAAATCTAATCAGCAATGGACTAATTTTGCATTAATATTACAGGATTTACCTTATGGGTTTAGAGGTATTCAAAATAACTTACCTGCAGTTATAGGTGGACTTGCTGGAATGACAGGGCCTATTTATTTAATAACTTCTGCTATTATTGCTTTATTTACTGCATTAGATAGTGGAATTATTAAATTCTCTAGCACATTGAGTTCAGCAGAAATACAACAAAAAACATTTAATGATGTTTTAGAAAAATCTAAAGATTCTTATGCGGAAGTTAAGACTCAAGTAATGCTATTAAACGACCAAGTAGCAGAAGCTGCTGGTAAAAAAGATTTAGAAAAAAAGGCAGTAAAAGATTATAATGATACACTTGGGGATTCTTTAGGAAAATTAAATACATTTAAAGAGGTACAAGACTCATTAATAAGTCAAGGAGATAAGTATATTGATTACATATTTAAATTAAATATGGCAAATACTGCTGCTGGTAAGGTAGCTGAAGAGTCTGCAAATATGATGATAGCTTCCTTAAAGAAACCGCAAGATTTTGTTGGTGGATGGGATAAGTTTTGGAGCGTACAATTTAATATGTTTGGTAATTTAGTTGATGCTACTACTGGTACTGCAAAAAAAATGTATGATGCGGGTAAGCAAAATCAACAAGAAGCTATTAAGGGATTTGGTAAATCTGCAGTAGCCGCTGAAGAGGTTATGAAAATATTTAGGAAACAAGCACAAGATGCTAAAGCCCTTCTTAAATTCGGATCATTTGATAATAAAAAATCAACAAGTGTAAAGACATTACAAGATCCAAATATTGCATTATTAGAAGCTAAAAAGCAATATTATAAAGATGATTTATTAATGTCTGCTAGTTTTGAGCAAGAAATTTTAGCAAGACAAGGGGATTTAGTTGTAAGACAAGCAGAACTTGAAGGCAAAAGCGATAAGAATATACAAACAATTAAGGATACATATAATCAACTAATATTAAATTCACAAGCAGAAACAGGTAAAAAAATTATTGAAGAACAGCATAAGCTTGGAGTTGAAGAGGCTAAAGAGCATGAAAAAGTTGCTCAAATGATTCTTAATACTAGATTTGATTTGGCTAATGGCATTGCTAAAATAAATTCTGATTTTGCTAAAGAAGATATTAAAAATGTAGAAGCTGGGTTGTCATCTACATTAAAAGCAACTAAAGGGAATTATAACGCACAAGCAGCTGCAATACAAGCCTCAATTGATAAAATTAATGCTTATAAAACTGCTGCAATAGAAGCTGGTTATGGCACGGCAGAATATGAAAAAGAACTTGAAAAACTAAAGGCTACATTAGAAGGGCTTGTTGATCCATTAGAACAAATGGAAATAAACATTAATAACACATTAAATAGTTTAGCATCAGGTGCTTTAGTTGAATTAGGAACACAAATAGGAAATGTTTTTTCAGGCTCAGCATTTAGTTTAGATGGGTTTTTAAGTATGCTTGGAGATGGATTGATACAAATAGGAACATATTTGGTTTCTATTTCTACTGTTTTTGTAGCTATTAAAAAATTATTTGAATCTGGTGGAGCTTTTGCTGAATTAGCTATACCAATAGGATTAGCGGCTATTGCTACAGGGGTTGTTATTAAAAATAAATTAGTAAAGCAAAACACACCTAAATTTGCAAATGGTGGTATAGTTAGTGGCCCTACAATGGGATTAATGGGTGAATATCCTGGTGCACAAAGTAATCCAGAGGTAATTGCTCCATTAGATAAGCTTAAATCAATGATTGGCGGAGGAGGGAATGGAGAATTTGTGTTAAGGGGGAATGATTTAGTTTTAGCCTTACAAAGATCTAATTCATCATTAAACCTAAGAAGAGGTGGCATATAATTTAAAATATCAAATAACTGCTGCAACCAAAAACGATAAAATTGCGGTTGTTGAAATGTACATTGATGAAGCAGTTGCTTCTGTGATTGAATATCAAGCAATGAATATTGAATTGCAGTATATACCTAAATCGGATGATATTTATGAGCCTATTTATGCTAGTCAATTAGGAATAACAATAGATGTTACAGATAACCAAGAAAACATACCAAACTTTACAACACTAAACGATAGAAAATATTTAGTTAAATTAAAAATAGATGGAAGCGTATATTGGCAAGGATGGGCTTTAAGCGATAATGTTCAATACTCATTTAGCACAGGAAGGAAAAGCTTATCATTTAATGCTATTGATGGATTAGGAATGTTAGATTATATTCCATTTACATATGTTGAAACCAATGTAGCAGGTAATACCAAATTAAGTCCACAAACAGTTCTTTACTTTTTATATAATTGTTTAGCTAAAATAGGATTCCCAGTAGGATTAAATCTATTAACTGCGTGTTCTTATTACGCATCAGGAATGCTTAATAGGGGCGATAATAGTCAATACGAACCATTTAATCAAAGTTATTTAAGACCTGTTTACTTTCAAAATGATGATGAATCATATGAGGATTGTTTAGTTGTTTTGACTAAGATATTAAAGTCATTTGGGTGTAAATTATACCAAGCTAACAACAAGTGGAATATTGTAGCGGTAAATGAATTTGCTGCTGCTCCATATTTTGCATATACATATTATACAGAGTATAGCAATGATGGAACATTATTAACATCTGGTACATTTAATACCTTAAGTGAAATTCAGCCATATGTAGGCAATACAAGTGGTTTATATTTTACTAATAATAGTCAATTTAAGTTATTTAAAAAAGGCTATAATAATTTTAGTTATAAATATAATATTACTTATTCTCCTAATTACATATCTAACTTTAACCTAAAAAGCCTAACAAGTGGATTCCCCACATTATGGCAAACATTTAATCAGGGTTCAGGCGGAAGCGTTACAATAGTTAGTAAGCCTTATGAAGCAAGTGATTGGTTTAATATTACACTAGGAACATCTACAGGTGTTACAGGATTGACTGAAGTGCATACAAATCCTGTTGGATATGTAACGGCTAATGACAAAATAAAATACACACAAACATTTTATGCACAAACTGAAAATAAAGTAAGAGGACAAATACAAATACAATTAACTGGAATTGGTAGTGGTGCTCCTATTTTTTATATTAATGTAAATGGAGATTGGCAAAGTGCGGCAGTTGCACCATTTGATAATTATTATCAAGTAGAGGCAGTTGATAAAGATGAAATAAACGAAGTATCAATAACTACTCCACCAATACCAATAAATGGTACTTTGGCAATTACTTATATGTTAACACAAGATGTTGTTAACTGTGCAACTAATGTAAAAATTGGATCATTTGGATTGAGCTTTGAATCTCCATTAACATCAATATCATCTACATCAATAGTAGATGCCAATAATCAGTATCAATTAGAAGTTGATTTGCCTTTAGGTTATCCAATTTATGATGATGATGGTGTAAATAGAGTACAAGCAAATATGGCTTATGGAACTATACAACAATTAGTATCAGGGAACTTTGTATCTGCAACAGGATGGTATCGATATGGCCCTTATACAACTCCTACAGATGGCTTAAGTCAAACAATAATGAAAGAGTACATAAATAGTTACAGAAGAAACTTAATCAATGTAGATTGTAACCTATTTGGTATAACAACAAGTAATGGTAGTTTTGCAGCTAATAAGCTACTAAAAATACTAGATACCGATGCAGCACAAATAAACATTCAGAATAAAAGATATATGACTGGGAATATGACTATTGATATTGTAGGTTGTGAAACTCAAGCAACATTGTTAGATATTACTAATGAAGAGATTACAAGTACAATAAATACAATATTTACAGTAAACGGAATACCTTATAATTAAAGAATAAACGAATAAAATGGCAAGTGTAATAAACGGAACGAATATAGTTTTATATGAATATGATAGCAACGCTATCTATTACTTTAATGGAGGTACTGCACAGGGCACTTTTGATAGCATTGTGTGTAAGGAATTAAGCAGAAGCCAAGTAGCAGGTACTTCAGTTGACTTCACTAAAACAGGAGCAGGTACAATAGCTTCGTTTATTACAGATGCTCTTGATCCTGGTGTAACAACCATACCAGCAGGTACTTGGACTTTTAGTGCTTATTATTCTATTCTAACTGCCTTTGCAGGTGCTCAAGTTCAGTACCAACTATATAAATATAATGGTAGTGTAGCTACCTTATTGTTTACATCGGCAGCAACCACCTTAACGGCCCTAACAAAGACTTTATATTCTACGGCAATGACAGTTACTCAAACGACTATAAGTGCCACAGATAGGCTTCTAATTAAGGTTATTTACGCAGGTACAACTACTAACCAAATTACCCTTTATACGCAATCAAGCAATGTAGCTCAAGTAACTACAACTATACCATTAGGAACTCCAATGGGAGCTTCTACAACTTGTTCTTTTGAGGCATCTACAAATCAGGTAGAAGTAACCTCTCAAACATCAGCTTGGTTCAAAGAGTTTAAAAACGATGTCACATCATGGACAGTTAATTGTGATGGGTTTATAGCCTTAAGCGGTTACTCCTATCTTGCTTTAATGCAGAAGCAATTAAATAGGGCTACAATAGATGTAAGATTCTCTATAGATAATGACAATGCAGATGCTAGTGGTACTTATGGCTACTCAATAGTAAGTGGTACTGCTAATATCACATCAATAAGCTTAAGTGCTCCTGTAGAGGGTGCATCTACTTATTCATTGGCATTACAAGGAACAGGTGCTTATGCAATAACAGGAACTCAGGTTATAAGTGGAGGTTCATCAGTAACAGTATCATCAATGAATAGTTATTCTTATACGGCAGCAGGTGGTGAAACAACAGTAACCTTTGTAGCTGCAATCGGATCTACTTGTATATCGGTTACAAGAGGTGGTGTAGAGGTTAGGTTAATAGCTACAAGCGGTGTACCAACGGATGAGAATGTTAGCTTTAATAGTGCCACAGGAGTTCTTACCTTTGCAACGGCAAGGCCATTAGAGGTGGATGAGTTTGTCAGAATGATTGTAAAATAATTAATTAGAAATAGAATGAGTCAACAGATACAAATTACTGGAGGTGCGAAAGTTAGAGATTTACAAGATGTCATTATTGGCACAAGTGGAGTATTAAGTTCTGTAGCTTTTGATGTGGCTAATGGTGTACCTAGGCTTGACTCTAACGGAAAGATATTAGTATCTCAGCTACCTAACTCTGTAATGGAGTATAAGGGAACTTGGAATGCTGCAACTAACACACCAACCCTTGCTAATGGCACAGGGAATCAAGGTGATGTTTACTTATGTAATGTTGCAGGTACTGTCAACTTCGGTGCAGGGCCTATAACTTTTATAGTAGGTGACTCAGCAGTATATAGCGGATCAATATGGCAAAGGTCAGGTGGTGCAACAGGAAGCGTAACCTCAGTTGGCCTATCTACCAATGGTGGAGCAATAACAATAGGCTCTTCTCCAATTACGACAAGCGGTACGATTTCTTTTAACTTCAATGGAACAAATCTTCAATATGTAAACGGAGCAGGAAACTTGACAACCTTCCCTACATTAATCACTTCCATAGGTTTATCTATGCCAAGTGCTTTTAGTGTCGCAAATAGCCCCTTAACGGCTAATGGAACGATTGCAGTAACAGGAGCAGG